GTTATTCAACCGGCTAAGAATGGGGGTAAATCTTGCCCCAAATTGGATGGAGAAAAGGATATGAATTCGTGCAAAGCTGGTGTAGCTGGGTGGGGGTCTATTCATGTTAAAGATGGAAAATACTGGGAAAAAACAATTGTACTTAAGCAACCCACTAATTCAGAAAATTGTGTAGGTGAAAGACGATCACCTTATTTTTGGCCTACGTACGCGACGGACCCGTACTCAGGCAGTTACCAGTGGATTATAGACCACAACACGTCTTCCGAGCGGCTGGACGACGACGACTTCCGGGTGTTTGGAGTTCAAGACAATTTAAAAGAGGCAAAGCGCAAACGTGAATATGGTAAACATTTCTTCATGCTAGATTTGAGAAAAATAAAATAGATGATAGAGATTATAGTGGTTGGTAGCCTACTAGTATTCGGACGGGAACTTTTCACTTATTTGTAGCTTTACTATTTGAATGTTCTTGGCAGCCCCACCCGTCTCCTTGCAGAAATCAACATTTCCGGACATCCCGGTGACGGTGTTCACCCTATTACTATTTTGTCGGAACGCCATATCAACTTTCCTTCCATATGGAATCTTTATAGATGTTACACCGTTCAAAGGCGTATTGTAAATTCCGATCTTAAATACTTCACAGTTTTTGTAACCACATGAATAACAAATTTGTACATCCTTATTACAAACCCCCTTACATGCCTTAGCTCCATCTTTGTTGATGTCGTACACACACGCCTTACCACCATTCTGAGCCTTTGTAATTGTAATCCAATCACGCTTCTGGACACCATTCGGTGGAATACCATCCTCACCACACTCAGTAGAACCAGCAGAACATAAGGACCACGGACCCCATTTACCCTCACAATTTATAGGTTCTGGTGCCGGTTCCGGCTCCGTTTCATTAACCTCTTCAGTGGTCTGGGGTTCATTAACCTCTTCAGTGGTCTGGGGTTCATTATTGGTTGGTACTGGTTCTTCCTCGTCCTCTTTCATTTTTACATTTGTATATCCACCCACAACTATTGCCACAGAAAGTAACAAAAGTAAGAGGATTGCTAAAAACATACTTACTTTATTTAAATATTTTATTTCATATTTACTAATCATTTCCAAATGAACCGAATTTTTAGAATAATCTAAATGTATAGTAAATGTTACTTTACATTATAGCTGGGATAGTTGTTATGTCTATGATTTATGAGAATGCGGCTACATCTGCGGAGATCGGGGGATCTAAAAACTTTCATATGAGCCAGGGTAACTCTAAAGAAATGTATAACAAAATGGTGAAGGATAATCTATCAGCAGAAAAAGTAAAAAATTTCGTGCAATGGGAGGATAGATTTCTCCAAGTTGAACGAAATTCAGTGTGTTCGGGTGTACCTAGATTTATTGATGCTATTGCAATTTCAGATTTAATAAAACGTTCGTTCCCTAAGTATGATTTTTCCTATCATACGATTCATTTGAAGCAAGCTGCAGAACCTGACAAAATTATAAACAAGAGCATAAAGTGCCAATGAGGTTTTTGTGCTTCGGGATATCAATTCGGGTATAATTGTCCAGAATATACATAATCAATCTATTATCATCCTTCCTGTAATAGTCATTAAACTCTATTTCAAGTAGGCTCTTATGATCTTTACTGTTTCGTCCAATTCTAATATAATCGGCTATAATGTATATTATTGCATCCAGAAGTTCTTCTCGTGCCATTTCCAACCACGAATTTGAACGCGTTCCCCACGTTCTTGTATCATCATTTACTCTGACACCATGATTATACCTTTTCAACCCTAGTTCCAGCCGGGAAAGAACTTCGTCCGCGAGCAGCTGTTGCGACAGCGTTCCACTTCTTCCGTGCATTATTTACATTCATATTAGCTCTAAACTTTAACCAAGATTTCTTATAGTTTTCCATCTTCTTCTTTGAAGGAGCCGTCTTTTGGTTCATTGCGTATTTGGCGGCGGCGCGTCGGTAGTCATTCTTAAGTCTAGCGTTGACACCAGTGACGTTTACAGTGTTCATGTAGTATTTCGTCTCAAGTTCTCGCTTTCTCTCCATTTTCCATCGAGCCACCATTCTTTTCTTTATAGCATCGACATCCCTTTTAAATGGGACACCTTTTTTGTTTACCTTTGAAATAGAGTTCATTTCCTTCTTAATATTCCTAACATCTTGATTAAGTGATGGTTTGTACCTCTTCATCCACTTATCACCATAGAGCTTGGCGAGGTCTTTGCGGATAGAATTATCATTTATACCCCTCTTTCTCAAAGCGTTTTGTTGAATCATGGACCTTTCTAAGTTTGCGGCAAAGTTATTGTTATTGTTATTGCTATTGTTATTAGGTGTTTTTGGCTTTGGCTTTGGCTTTGGCTTTGCAAGTTCGTTACGAGCTTTCTCTAATTTTTTACACAAGGAGGTTTTGGTGTCTTTGTTCTCAATGGGGATCTTAAGTATTTTAGCGAAACGTAAAAGTTCTCCCTTTTTCAGGTTCTTACAAGTAGACTTATCAACTTTGAATGTTTTATTACTTCCCGATAAAGAAACATTTTTATTCTTGTTTGTGTTTTTGAACGTGATTATTTTCTTATTTGTTCGCTTTTCAATTTCTTTACAGATTTCTTCTTTTGTGGTGCTTTTTGTAATACCCACAACACCCATTTTCTTTGCCATGTCTACAAGTTGTGGTTTTTTCATACTTTCACACTTTTTTGCACCAATCATAAATACCTGTGGACGGCGACGTGAAGCAACCACCTTCTTAACGGGAGTTTTCGCCTTTATTTTTCTCATTTTGGGGACTTTACTTTTGGATGCCTTCTTAGGGAACTCACCCGTAATGGTTATGTGGTTGTAAAAATAAAGTTTCTGCATAAGTTCACCCCCATCGTTGTAACCCTTGTTAAGTTCAGTTGGGTTTTTGGAACCGAGAATTTGGATATTCCCCGTGGAAGCTATATTAAATCGATGCCCCTTGTGTGTAATGTAAAGCATGGGAGATAACTCTGGTTCATATGAAACATACGAAAATTCGAGATCACCAGCCTTTCGTGCGATGCCCGCCATATCCTTGAAGTTTCCGTTAATTTTAAATTGACCACTGAGATTGTTATATTCAAAGGGGTTCATTAAAAACGATTGTTTATCGGTATATGCGTTGACAATAAAACGACGGAGAAGTTCTGGTTGATTCTCAATATTTGTTCCTATAAAGCCCCCAGAAAATCGTATTTTCCCATTTCTGTAAATATTGACTGTCGCACCCTTCGTCTCAGTGCCGTTAGTCATTTTCAATTTAATCTGAACCGTAAAAAAATTTAAACCGAGATTACCTTTTGGACCATATTTTGTAGTATGAGAAAAACCCGTTTTAAACTGCCCGTAAATACCCTGTATATCGTCGGTCTCTACATACAAGTCCTCGCCTATAAATGTTCTACCCAAAGGAACCGTCATAAGTATTTTTTTTATATCAATCCGAGGGGTGGTGCCGAAGTCACGATTTACTGTTGCATTAAACATACCTGGATTAAACTTACTGATTGTTACGGGACTGACAACCTGTTTCACAGTTTCTTCATTGACCTCAAAATTAAAATCATTTATATATTTATCAAATTGTCCATAATTGGAATCATTTACAATATTTCTTTCAAGACGTTGTGGAAATTGTTGATTTCGTCCCAAATCGAAATCAACAGTCCGTGAATAGTTAGGTTGAGCCGGTGTAATTTCAACCCCGGAACTCTGTATAAATTCCCTGGCCTGTTGGCTCATGTTATTATTTACAAGTATTTTTTTTTAGTAGTCGTTACTGAGATTTTCATCTTCTTCTGATATAACATCGATCCCGTAAATGATACACTGTCTTTTGTAAAACCTACCCTTATAGTTTACCGTCTCCTCTCGAACTTCTATGTCTCTGGAACTAAACGGACCCGCGTAAAAGTCCTGATGAAACTTATGCATCCCAAGGTTGTTGTCCTTACAGTGAGAATTAAACGCGGAGACGAATAACTTCTGGGGAACAAATTTATCAACCCCCCTGACAACATTAGTAGATTCCAGGAAGTTCGTCAAGCTACTCGCCACCATGGCAACCTGTTTCTGGATCGTCTTGAAATACTTCGGGACAACATTCCAAATATCCTTGTCACTATATTTTTTAGAATAATCCAAATAAGCTCTAACACATTTACACAGAATTTTGGGTAACTCCCTGTCCAATTTCTTATCTAGAAGCGGATCAGCCTCCTGAACTTGTTTACCGAAGTTCCATGGAAGAATGCGCCGGAGAACGGAACCGGAATTGTCCTTCCAATTGGGAACTTCATTTCCACCCAATACACCTGGGACGTTCCACTCAATCGATACAGCTGTCTTATTTTTAACGGCTACAGACACATCTTCACCTGATACAATAGACTGAAACTCAGCCTGTTCAAGGGCGAGATCACCCTTTACCTCTGGGGCTATAAACATGAATGAGTCCTTGATCGCAGAAAGTCCAAACTTTTTCTCGATGTTGTTGGATAATGTCCCAACATCTTCGTTTTCGTAAAACTTCTTGAATACTTTGGTAATCAAGGTCGATTTACCCGAACGAGCGATGCCTTTGAAAAAGGGGATGATTTGCCAACTATCTAGGTCATTCACATCGAAGCAGAGACGTCCACCCATCACGTAGGCCCAGTTACACACCTCATCTTCAAATTTTTGGTATTTCAATACACTGTCAAAGTAGGGGGTCGGGATGTCCTGCCAATTTTCCAACTCTGAAAAATCGTCAAACTGTTGATCAAAGTATTTGCAAGAAACTATAGTTGGATCGAGGCACATACATTCTTTACTTTCGTAAGGGTAGAAACGGCAATCGTATACCCCCTCCGCGATGTATTGTTTACCAACAAACACCCCATTTTTAAAAGACCAGACGTGCCGCCGTTTCAGAATATCTGGAAACTGTTGATCGACGCATTTGGAAATATTTTCAATTGTATCTCGGATAATAGATCCCCTACTGGTAAAGTTCTTCCAGTTTACAAAGTCAGTGTCCTTATCGGATATGGAATTAACGAATTTTTCGATAGTAAATTTGGGCGTCCATGCACGGGTCCGGAATCCATCAATTGTTTTGATCTCTTCACAACAGTATCCCTTGTATCTCCGATAACCGAGCTTGTAGATCTCATCCAATGTGCGAAGGAGACATTTTTGAAAAGGGGTGGCGGATTCAATTTCTTCCTCATCCATTGTTGACGGATCAGAAGGCGAAACAACTTGGGGTAACGCGGTTGGATTTACCACCCGTTCGTAAGATATAAAATGTCTCCTGACGTTTTCGTAAGCATCCTCAATTTGTTTAAGGATGTTATTAATACGTTTACACAGGGTGATTCCATTTTCATTAGGATCATTCTGAAGAACTCCTAAACCCCGAGCATGATTTTTCAGGTCAGTGCATAGACGTGAATTCTTCTCTTTGATTCCCTTGATGGCCAGTATGTCGATCTTAGAGGGGTCGGGTTGACCGGAACTGTCAAAACCCTCATGATGCATAAACTGACGATACCCCAGTTCACGAGCGTTTCTAAAATCATTCGCCTTGAGATCCCAGCAAAATTCTAGGTTATTGATGTATGTTAGAACGTGCTCATAGTTCATCGACAGAATTTGTTCCTTTTGAAGCTCTACCAGAGATTCAAATAGGTTTGGACTCTTATCGATGAAGTGGGTCGCTTCCATTTCTATTAATACTATGTTATTCTCTAAGCATTTTTTTGTATTTTAGTCAACATTTTTATCAGTATTTTATTTTGGGTCTGCAACTGTAAAGCAATATTTACTAGTGCACTACAGACTGTATCCCCCTCTGGGGTTGCTAAGAGGGAACCCATCAATTCCATGATATCAATTCCTTCCTCATCCTCGTCATCTTCAATCATGTCACCAACGATCTCAACATCGGAATCAGATTCAGATTCGGATACGATTTCTCCTTCCTCAATTTCGACTTCTTCTTCAGGGGGGGAAGACATTTAATCTTGACTGAGAATTTTTGGGTGTGGAAATTTCGCGTTTCCCCAAAATTATTTTCTCTGTATATAGTACAACAACTCTCAAAATGGCCGGTGGTCTCATGCAACTCGTAGCGTACGGTGCCCAGGATGTCTACCTTACTGGTAACCCTGAGGTGACCTTCTTCCAGGCGAAGTACAAGCGCCACACCAACTTCGCGATGGAGAACATCGAGCAGACCGTCAACGGTACTGCCTCTTCCTCCGGTCGCGTGTCCGTCACCGTTGCGCGCAACGGTGATCTCGTCGGTGATATGTACGTTCAACTCAAGGCTCCATCCACTATCGGTGTCGTGTCCGCCAACGGTGGCGCTATCTCCAACGAATGGCTTGCCGAGCGTGCGATTGCGTCTGCCGAGCTTTCCATCGGCGGTCAGCGTGTCGACAAGCACTACCAGAAGTGGTGGCGTCTCTACTCCGAGCTCTACCTCGATTCGGCCAAGAAGTCGACCTGGGGTAAGATGACAACTACTATTGCCGACGGTGATATGTTCCTCCCTCTAATTTTTTTCTTCAACCGCAACCCAGGTCTCGCGCTTCCTCTCATTGCGCTCCAGTACCACGAGGTGCGTCTCGATTTTGACCTCTCTTCGGAGTTCGGGATCTACACAGACAACTCCACCTTCAAGGTCTGGGCCAACTACATCTACCTCGACACTGAGGAGCGCCGTCGCTTCGCGCAGAAGGGTCACGAGTACCTCATCGAGCAGGTTCAGCACACTGGCGCGGACACTCTCACACAGAACCAGACCAAGCAGGTTCGCCTCTCGTACAACCACCCAGTGAAGGAGCTTGTGTGGTGTGCTTCGGAGTCTGACGCGTCCAACTGTGCCATGTGGAACTTCACCACTGACGTTGATGCGATTGCTTCCACCTCTGTTGCGAACTTGGATCTTGCCGCCTCCAAGACCCACGACGAATTCAGCACTCAGGGTGCCCCCAAGCTTCTTGCTGGCGCGGGTGCTACTGCGACTGCTTTCGATGAGGAGACCGTTGGTCCCCTTGACACCGTCAAGCTTGTCCTCAACGGCCAGGACCGCTTCAAGGAGCAGAAGTCCAAGTACTTCAACCAGGTCCAGTCCTACCAGCACCACTCCGGCTCCCCCATGCCTGGTGTCTACTCCTACTCCTTCGCGCTCAAGCCCGAGGAGCACCAGCCCACTGGCACCTGCAACTTCTCTCGCATCGATAACGCGCAGGTTGCGATCAAGGCGAGGAACCAAAGCACCAACCTCACTCTCAACATGTTCGCGGTCAACTACAACGTCCTTCGCATCCAGTCCGGTATGGGTGGCCTCGCGTTCTCCAACTAATTTGCTCGTATAAATCCACCAATTTCAAATTTCAAATTTTAAGATATTCAAGTATCTTAAAATTTGTATTTAATTAACTTTCCGTGTGAGTTGCCAAATGTGTTCGACAATTACTGATGCACCCAACCCTGTGAGTATTTCATTATCGTAGGTGTATCCATAGCCTATCACAATCGCTCCCCATACAAATGCTAAAAAATCTGTCATAGGACTGGCGATAAAACTACAATTTTTGTCGGTAGGAATTGATTTTTCCATCATACGATAATATGCTGTCCCTACGAGTAAAGAAATTAAAATCGCGGCGGTGTGTTTCATTAATATAACGTAGTTTATTTTTTACGAAGTAATAAAATAGCTAGACCCAAACCGAAAACCAATCTTTTCCTGATTCTCCTCACAAAGTTTTCTCGATTTCGTCCTTTAATTTTGTGGTGAGCATTTTTAAGAGCGTTACATATTTCTAAATACTCACCATCGGTCAATCTATATTTATATTCCTCGACAACCTTTATTAGATAGCCTAAGTCGGGGTCCATTACTATAAAGTAATAAATAAATGATCAAAAGAATCATCGATCTTTTTGTGAAAGTGGAAAAACCCATGTTGGGGCGTTGGAAAGTTAAAACATGTGAGGACCTGACTACCTCTATAAATTCCGTTTACCAAAATAGAGACCATTGTGGTGACATCATTTGTAAGACCCCAAAGAAGGCTGTTGAATATCACGAGTTAAAAAAGAACGACAATAAGTAAGTATGTACGAAATTTACACAGATGGAAGTTGTTTGGGTAACCCTGGTCGCGGTGGTTGGGCTGCTATTGGGGAGGGTATGAAACTTGGAGGTAATATGAGGGACACCACCAACAATGTAATGGAAATGACCGCTGTCGTAAAGGCTCTTGAAAAGTGTCTGGAATTGGGAATCCTTTCGGTGCGTATTTTTACGGACAGTAACTATGTGAAACAGGGAATCACTACGTGGATAAAAAACTGGAAACGGAATGGGTGGAAGACTGCGTCAGGGACGCCCGTAAAAAACAAGGAACTTTGGATTCAACTCGACGTTTTGACCCATAAAATGGATATAATCGATTGGAAGTGGGTCAAGGCCCACAATGGAAATCCTCAGAACGAGGCGGTTGATGCCTATGCGAGGGAGTGTGCAAATATTCTCAGCACTTAATAGATATGGGTGAAGAGGATGTGCCCCATTGTTGGTGTGACAAACAAGAACAGTTATTAATCAAATGGGCAGAAAAAGCGGCTGGATACCGCTGGCTTCACAATCATGCTAGGTTGTATTACAAGAAGCAGAATGATAGACTTTCATATCCAAGTATTATCATAGCAAGTTTAACGGGTGTTGGTGGTTTTGCTGTCCTATCCCCAACTAGTGGTGGTTCTGATATGAGCTCAGGTGCGCGTATGAATGTAACGATTATTCAATATATTTTTGCCTTTTTAAATGTAGTCGGGGGGATTCTCACGAGTATTTCCAAGTTTAGTCAATGTCAAAGTTTATCAGAATCTCATTCTTTGATGTGTATTCAGTATTCAAAGTTTTACCGAAACATAGATATGGAACTATCACTTGAAACTCAGTATCGGGTGGATGTAGTGGAATTTGTTTCAAAGGCGAGGGAAGAATTTGACAGACTTCTCGATGATGCCCCCGATATTCCTGCAATTTCTATACACGCGTTTAATGATGAATTTCCTAATAAGGACCATAAACCCGATGTATGTAATGGTTTGAGTATTATAACTGCATGTGATACACCCAAAAAAAATAAAAATAAACTTATATCGAGATGGTTTGCGGGTCAGAAAAGGAAGAGTGTAGATATCTCAAGAGATATGACCGAAATAAATATTCAATAATAGTATAATGACACCCATAGATAAATTTAGACTTATTATAATTATCGCATTGTTATATGGTTTTCTTTATAGCAGGATGGATCCAGAGGAGTTTGGATTCAGCTCACCCCTCGACCCATATTACTTTTCTTTCACTACTATGAGTAGTGTAGGCTATGGTGACTCAAGTCCCAAGACGGATCGCGCGAAGTTGCTAGTAATGACCCAACAGGCATTCATTTTTGGTGAAATTTTAAAGTTGTTAATGTTTAAACGAAAAATTAAGTAACTTAGAGATTTTTCTATACATTATATAAATGAACACTGGGATCTTGATCGCCGGAGGACTGTGTCCAGGTGTTCACAACCTCGTACATGATCTCACTCTTTATGAAAAATCTCAAGGAAATCATGTATTCGGATTTAGACGTGGGTTTGCGGGTTTAAATGTGAATGACCGTTCTGAGATGCCAACACTTTCACGTGAAACAATGAAACTTGACATGGCTATACATAGTTTAAAGGATATAGATCGTCTTTACTGTCTGTGTGGAAATAAGTCTATGGAAAACGCTGCTTTACTCGCTCTCGACGATAGAGTCAAAACAAACATCATCGGAATAGCGAAGACGATGTTTGACGATTTTCCGGGATTAGAAGCTATTGGTTCCCGAACAGCTGCGTTAGAGTTTGAAAATAACATGGAAGATGCATACCGTAAAGCTGCATCCGAACATTCTATTATTTTTGTTGAAATGCCAAGTGAAAAAATGATGACGCGTAAAATTTACAACCAGGTTACCGATATTGTTAACGGGTTGACTGTAAATGAAATTTCCATACATCAAATAAAAAATAATTATGAAACACACGGATTTGCCTTGGTTCTTGTCACGGGAACAGATAGATACTGGGACATCGTTGAGTATTTACAGCAAAACACTGATACTTGTGTAAGTGTCATGAGTCCAGCCTTTGAGGCATACGATGTTCAGCCATGTCTCTACGATAAGATTTTATCAGAGCGCGTAGCTCGAGAAGCATTTGAAAATGCTCAAATATATTCTAACTTTATCATCGGTGGAGGTAGCATTATGAAATTTGAGGAATATATTGATATAGTATAGGTATGTTCCGTGAGATGTTCAAGGATCCCAAGTTTGTGGGTGCTCAAACATCTCCACCCAATAACGTTGTCGTGGTAACGGAGGATGGGGTGGAACAGTACACCACACAAGAGTTTATGTTTAAATCGGAGGCTACAATAGACAAACAATCTAAGGAAGTTAAAGGTACCACACGAGGTAAAGATAAGATAATCCAACTCTTCATTGAACCGACAATTCGAAAGAAGGGGAGGTTCACTGTCACGATGTATGAGTTTTGATCCAATAGCTCAGTTGGTTAGAGCGTGGTGCTTATACACCGTATGTTTGAGTGGAGTCACACCCACATAAGGCACGCCAAGGTCACGGGTTCGAGCCCCGTTTGGATCATTTTTACATATGTGTCCCATATGTAAAAATGATTTGAGAACCTAAGTTAATATTTATATTTTTTAAAATAAACAAAAACAATGACACTTAACTATTCCGACGACATCACTCTCGCCGAACTCGCGCGCCTCCTAGCAGAGGAGGAAAAGTCTACTAACGGGAAAATAGACAGCGAGGAAGACACGAAGGAAGGGGGGGAACCGGAAGTTTCTTCTGCTCCTCCAATACAATTTGTAGATGAAATGGAATTCTACGCAAGAAAGTTCTAAGTGATTGTATGCGTTACGGATCAGTCGCGAGGAAAGTGTTCAAGACGCGGTGGGGTCTCTACAATAAGGGACTTGTGGAGGACCATCATGTCATACCCAGAGAGTTTCGTGAACACCCAACTATAAAGGGTTTTAGATATGACATGAATGCGGGTGATAATGTAGTGCTCTTACCTACACGATTAGGTAAACATATACTCCATGTGAGGGAGGATCGCCTCGTACATAATGGTAGTCACCCAGCATATAATGCATATGTTGGTAGAATGTTGGATGTAATACAAAGTGAGGGTGACCTCTTAGAGTTTGTAGACTTTTTGAAATATTCGTGTAGATACAGTCCCCACCAAATCCCGTGGTCTTAGTATCCCCATAAGACATCATCGGGAACGTAGGTTGGATTTTGGCGGGAAAAGAATTCACGTCTACCATGGTCACTGTGACCAATTGTGCTTGGACCACTTCTATCTATTTTGATATACTTTCGTAGATCTTTATAGTATACACGAGCTCCTTTGGAAATGATATCTTCCGTTTTATTGTCAACATGGTTATCAATTGGGAAATAATATTTCATATACTTTTTCATATTTTCAGTGTGCACCAGGTAACATTTCATTGATGAAATCCACTCAACCCTTTCTAAACCTCTGTATACTTTAGTTGGTATTCTAGATAAACAGTGAAAAAAACACATCTCAAAATTGTCACCCAATTTATCTATTACATCTTGTACTTCGTTGTAAAACTGGTTTGATTTTATGATTACATTATCTTCAAGTATGAGTACATATTTACTTGTAGTGTTTTTCATGAGATTGATATGTCCCATGTATGCACCAATGGCACCCAGGTTAAAATATGTTATATCAGGTCGCTTAACTGTTTTATCATAGTGTATTTCTACAGCCTTTTCAAAATATTCCGGTTCCACGAGGTGTTCAAATTCTCGTGCATTTTTTAATTGTTTAGTGTCTACACCATATGTAATTTCGAGGGGAATTGAAGAATTGTGGTGGTTTAAAAAGGTTTTACGTCGCTTTGTGGAGTTTTTCAACGTAAGTAAATGACATTTGTACTCATAATTTGAAATCACCGAATTTTTTTGGCTGATTACAATAACGAAGAAAGTGATTAACACCAAAATAACGATTGTTGCCATACCTACTTAAAAATTAGAAAATAAATAAGAGTATGGATACAGACACCTTCGTAAATTGGATTGGTCTGGTGAGCGCTATACTTATTTCGATAATGTTTATCCCCCAGGTAGTGCATGTTCACAAGACCAAGGACACCCACGCTATCAATTATACTTTCCTTGGAATAAATGTTCTAGCAAGTAGTTTGGGTTTGGTGTACTCTATACACTTTGATGTAGTTCCCATGATCGTCGCGAATACATCTGCTGGTCTATTTTCAGTTTCACTTGCTGGTATGAAGTTTGTAAATGGGCTTAAAGAAGAGACCCATGATTATGATATATCTACTCCTGACGTGTAGTCGGTCGAGTGCCCACCGCTCCTATGGTGTAGTTGGTTAGCACTGTGGTCTTTGAAACCACCAACAGAAGTTCGAATCTTCTTGGGAGCTGTTTGGGTGGAGGGAAGGACCGGTGTCCCACGTAAAGGGCAAACCCATTTGGAATGGGGGCATCGGTATTGCACCAACCTAACCTGAAACCCTAACCAATGGATAAACGTTGATAGAGCCGACGGGGTGAGGAACCTTAACCGGTCTCACCTCGGGGAGCCCTCTCTGTCGCGTTGTATTCATAGTGCCGTATATTAATAGCACACCCTTTCTTAGCTCAGTTGGCAGAGCAGTGGACTGTAGTTCCATGGGTCACCTGTTCGATTCAGGTAGAAAGGAACAGTCTTCCATAGCTCAGTTGGTAGAGCGTGCGACTGTTAATCGCAAGGTCATCGGTTCGACCCCGGTTGGAAGAGTTTTTAGATAGTTGTCCACTATGTAAAATCTCTCAGTTTAGTATATGACATATGTTCCAAAGAAGATGAATCCAGCGTGGCGCTGGATGCGTTCAAACATCGTGAACCTTTCCTTCACCGCCAATAAAGTCGTGGTCATCCGTGATTGGCGACTTGCCGCGTTAAATATATTCTTCAGTGTGGTTATTGTGGGGTGGGTTATATTTTCACTGTTTTTAGGTAAGACCTATATCGTGACCGAGGTCCCAACGGGGGTCTCGAGTGCTTGGGGCCTAGCTTCGACTGACTACACTTCTACACAAAAGGCTATATATAATGGTGGTGCGTCATTTTGTGACAGTCTCACCAAATACAAGTTTAAATATTCAAATGACTGGATCTACGAGACCCCGGTGTGTGCATACTATGCGGGTTCTGAACTTATTTCAAAGTTGCCATCAGGAAATGTTATGTTTTTTACCACACATATTCATCAAACAATCATACAGCGATATATGAAAAATGCAGGCAGTTGTACAAGATATCCATGGCTTTTTGATACAGGTACCGAGGTTATGGGGAGGTGTGAGCATTCTATATCCAAAAACTTTTTGGCCTCGGGTATAGAGGATAGTTATTTCGCGTTTAATCACTATTTCGATTCTTCGGTCGAGTCTGGTGCAAAACCTATTACATATATTAGGAGAGAGGGTTCTGAAGAAAATCTATACATTTTTGAAAAGGGTGAAACTATTCGTTTAAAAGTTTCTGAATGGTTAGACATTGCTGAAATTAAACTCGACAAACCATTCAATGAACAAAAAGGTGATTGGGACATCACAGGTTTTGAGGGTGCCGGTGAAGATTCACAAAACTACCCCTACGTTCGGACAAGTGGGGTACGCTTGAACATTAAAGTCAAGTACCACAACTTTCATTTGGATAAAGAATTCAAAGTGAAAATTGGTAATGATGATGTGTACGCTGTCATAACGGTGTCTCCTAAGATTGGGTGGTTCTCTAAGGGTGATGAAATATTATACAGTCAAGATTTTTACACAACAGATAGCTTTGAAACGAATAACCCAGTCATATTATACAATGGTCAACCAAATGGCATCTACTACGATTTTTACAGGTATGGTATACTTTTTGATATACAACAGACTGGTTTAGTTGGGGAAGTTGATTATGTGTTTATTCTCATTCAATTGACTTCGGGTGTTGTTATGCTAGGGATTGCTACCACATTGGTCAGCTTCATTGCTAAATTTGCTCTGGGCAATAAATCCCAAATTTACCGGGGTGTGATACAGGAAGAATACGAAGTTGGGAGGGAAGCTGCTCGCTACGCCGCTCAGGCGTGTGTAGCGACGAAGAGTTTCAAGGATGCCGACGAGGATGGTAAGGGGGACTTAGACTTCGACGAGCTGAGGGCCCTCATAAAGGAATCCTTCTCTAAGAATTATTTGGATGAGGGTACCGATACACACTTTACGGAAGATGAGATAACTGGGATGGCGTATTACCTCATGAGGGCGGCAGATGATCACCTGAATGATAGAATATTGGATAAGCGTGAGAAGACTCCCGATGAATTGAGGCACTCTAAGATTTCCCTCCACGAGTGGCAAGAGTTGTCGACGAATGGTGTTTTCAAATTTAAGAATCTGAAGGCTACCTCCACGGAACATATAAAAAATACCGGTTGGAAAAAGGATAGCCTAAAGAAGAGAAAGAGTGTAATGAACTTAAAAAATCCAAACAAAGTGTAATTAAGATGCTTCTTCTCAAACCATTTACGTATATCAGGAATAGAATGAGGGTAAAAATGAGTGCATTCACTGAGCACCCACCACCCCCAACTAAAATTAAAAAGGACAGGGAGTTTGGAAGTTATTGTGTCAAGGTGACGGTTGAATCAATTGATACGAAGGATTGTGTAGACAAGGTTTTCATCGGATACAGTGAGAATATGAACATCACGATGAAAACTGAGTTTGCGTGTGAAAGATTTAAAACAAATGGACATAAGTGTGGTGAACCCGTGATGACTATTAGGGGTGGAAAATGTGATGAAGTTATTATGATGAAAGATAAGTTTGGATCAGTTAC